AAAGCGTACAAGCAATGGAAAAAGAACCACGAAGCAAAAAGCGAAGGCTTGGGTCATACGGTGGAAAAAGTATTTGAAAAGGTTGGAATAAAAAAAGCAGTTAAGTTTTTAGCAAATGAAGATTGTGGGTGTGAACAACGTGCTAAAATTCTAAACGACCTATTTCCATATCAAAAACCATTATGTTTAATGGAAGATGAATACAATTATCTAACAGAACGCATAGGAAAGATTAATAAGATATCATCTGAAGAACAAAAAGAATTACTTTCTATTTACAATAGAATATTTAAGGAAAAAAAAGAATTAACTTCTTGTAGTAGTTGTTTCTTAAATGGTGTTTGGAGTAAGTTAGAAAAAGTATATAAAGAATATTCTTAATGAGTTTAATTAGAAACAGCAAATTAGTTAATCAGGCAATAGATTTTACTGGTGTTCAAAGTGGTAAAATACACCCATCTGATGTAGATTTTGTTTTAGAATTTGATAATAAGATTTTAATTTTAGGTGAAGTTAAAAGAAGATATAATAGAATACCTAAAGGTCAAGAATTTCTGCTAACAAGAATTACTGATAAATGGGGTGAAGGTGGTTTAGTTTTAAAAGTAGAACACGAACATAGTGATGAAAATACTGATATACCATTAAAGAATTGTTTTGTAACAAGAAGATATATAAATGGTCAATGGAAAAATTACGAGTATGGTAAAGAACCATTGATTTTGTTTTTAAATAAAATAGGAATATATTACGAAAACAAAAAATGTAAATTCTAATGAATAAGAAACTGAACAATATTAAAGAAGCTGAATACTATACTAATTTTAATTTAGTAGGTGAACACATAATTAAATCAAGAAAGCTAAAACCTGAAAACAAAGCATTAAATCAAATGTACTTTGCGTGGCAGGAAGTAGGATTCTATGTACACAATCTTATAGGCAATGAAAGACTTTACAACGATTCATTAAGCGAGTATAGAATGGATAAGATACGTGCAATAGAACGTGCAAGGGTTGCAGAAGATAAGGTAAAAGCATTAGAAGAAGAAATACAAAGACTAAAGACAAGAATAGATGTTGGTATTTAAAATAGTATTAGGATACGGACTATTAAGACTAATAGAAGCAATGGTAGTTAAGGCAATAAAAGAAAGAAACTATGAGTGATTCAATAAAGAAGTGGCACGAAATGCAAGAAGATAAAAACTGGACTGCTGATAGTACAGGATATAAATACAACAACCTACCTAAAGACCCAATAGTAGAAAGGGTAGTAAACAAGTTTAAAGCACGTTCAAGGGATGGTATTATAAAATATGGTACAACACTATATGATAACCCTGATGGTTTTTTTAAGTTCCTTACACACCTTCAGGAAGAACTAATGGATGCTACGCTATACATTGAAAAACTAAAACAACAGAAATGAAAGAAAGCACATTAGTTAAAATGCAATACGATTTGAAATTAGTACAACAAGCATTAGTAGTTGCGTTAAATAAAATAGAAGCATTAGAAAATAAACAAGTAAAACATAAAGGTTAACAAAATGTTTATTATATTTGTTTAAAACAAAGAACAATGAACGACAATTGGTACTACTCACAAATGACTACTGAAGAACTTACTAAAGTAGTAAACGATAACTCACACTTGGATGGTTACCGTAAGAGATGCAAACAAGAACTAATTAAAAGAAAAGAATTATGATAACATTACTAAACGGTGAACATTGGGGTAAAGAAGAAATACTTGCTAATATGTACGATGATGAATTTTACTATTTGCATCTTGGTAAACACGCTTTAAGTAGTTCAAGTCTTAAAATGATTCTTAAAAGTCCAAAGACATATAGGAACGTTACAAAGTATGGTGACCCTAATTCAGATAGTCCTGCACTTGCGGCAGGAAAGTTGGCACATTGGATGATATTAGAACCCCACAAGATTGATGAATTGTATTTTGTAAACGCTTCATCAAAGAACACAAAGATTTACAAGGAAGCTAAAGAACAACACGGTGAAGTATTTTTAGCTAAAGAAAAGTATGCAGCAGAACGTTTAACAGATGCTGTATTAAGAAATGAAGCTGCATTACAACTATTAACTAATAGTGAATTTGAAGTACCCGAAATAGCTATGTTAGAAGGCTTACCATTCAGGGGTAAAGCAGACATAATTCAAGGTGATACAATCATAGACTATAAGACAACTGCGGACTTATCTTCATTTAGATATAGTGCAGACAAATATGGTTACGACTTACAAGCCTATATGTATTTAAGACTGTTTAACAAAAAGAAGTTTACATTCCTTGTAGTAGACAAAGCAAGTACCGACATAGGTATATTTGAAACTACTGAAGAATTTATAGCAAAAGGTGAAAAGAAATTCATACAAGCAGTAGACAATTACAAATACTTCTTTGAACAAGATAATGATTTAGACCAGTATGTAATGCGTGGGATATTATAGTATGGAACAATTGTCTTTTTTTGAAACAGATTATTTAAGTAAATTAGAACCTTTAAAACATTGGAAGTATAATACAGAAATTGTAGAATACTTTTTAAGATATAAGATTAATAGAAGGGGTCAAGTATATGACTTTAAAACAAACAGATACAACATTATCTTAAATAACAAGAAAAATTCAAATAATTTTTATCCTACTGTTCATTTAACTAATGACTTTGGAAAACAAAACACTTATCAAATTCATAGATTAGTAGCTTGTAGCTTTTTAGAAAATAAAGACAAATTAATTTACACACAAGTAAACCATATAGATAAGAATAAAAAAAACCATCACATATTAAATTTAGAATGGAACACACCTTCACAAAATATGCAACACGCAGGAGCATCTAAAAATAAAAACCAAATAGAAATGTTTTGAATAAAGAAATAGTAGAAGAATTTTATCTACTTGCTTTAGTAGACATAACAAATGGTAAAGACATATCAGAACTTGAAGAAGCTATAGACCTATACGAAGAAGCAGAAGAATATGAAGCCTGTGCAGGAATACTAAAAGCAATACACGAAAGTGGATATATGACAATTAAAGATTTAATATTAAAAATAGAAGATGAACAAGGATACGATTAAACAAATAGTAGAAAGCTACTTTGAAATAAGTATAAGTAGAAACACAAGAAAAAGACAATACGTAGAAGCACGTGCAATATACTTTAAGCTATGTAGAATCTTTACACAATTAAGTTTAGAACAAATAGGTAAATCAGTAAACCGTGACCACGCATCTGTACTGCACGGAATAAGAAGTATTAACACTTGGGAAGAAGTAGATAAAAGAATGAACAACAATATGCGCATCCTTAAAAACAAAATAATAAACTACCAAGTAGAAAAAGATAAAACAGTAGAACTAAATGAATCAATAGTACTTAAATACATTCAGCTAAAAGAACAAGTTAAATGGCAAGAAGAAATGATACAAAAACTAAATACTGACCTAAACGAAATAACAATTAAGCACGATAAACGTGAAAAGTTTTACGTAAAGTATGGGTTTATTGGTTAAGATATGAAGATTACAAACGAAGATAATATGGAATTAATGTCAAGGTATGAGGATAATTACTTTGACCTTGCTATTGTAGACCCCCCTTATGGGATTAATATCGCTAAATGGGACAGCGAGATACCTAAAGATAATTTTTTCAAGGAGTTGTTTAGGGTGTCTGTAAATCAAATTATATGGGGCGCAAATTATTTTAATTTACCCCATTCGGAAAGTTGGATTTGTTGGCACAAACTTAAAGGTCTTAATAAAGGGTTAGGAACTATGAGTGAATTTGAACTTGCTTGGACTTCACATAAAGAAAAAGCTAGATATTTTGGTTTTACATATTTAGGAAACATAAAAGGACTAAACAAGCCAACACCTAATTATAAAATGCAAAAAAGAATACACCCAACACAAAAGCCTGTAGCATTATACGAGTGGCTTTTAATGAATTACGCAAAAGAAGGAGATAAGATACTCGACACTCATTTAGGAAGTGGAAGTATTGCTTTAGCTTGTCACAATTTAAAGTTTGATTTAACAGCTTGTGAATTAGATAAAGACTATTACGAAGCAGCTATAAAAAGAATAAAACACCACAAGCAACAAATAAGAATGTTTTAGGAAAACAAGGTTTTCTATTAACAAAAAACTAATAATGTTATTGTTATAGTAAATCAATAATGATATTTTTTGATTATGGATAAAAGAAAATTTAACGGTGGTAACAAATCAGCAGGTAGAAAACCTAAAGCTGAAGAAGTAGCATTGATTGAAAAGCTAACACCACTTGAACCATTAGCGTTTGATGCATTAAAGAAAGGACTGGAACAAAAAGACTTTAAGTATGTTCAGTTGTTTTATAATTACTATGCAGGTAAACCACGTGAAACTAAAGATATAAGTATCAACGAAGATTTACCAATATTCTTATAGATGCAGGTTGCAAGAACCAAAGCACTAAATAAGTTATTAGAATTAGATAAAAGGATACGAGTAGTAAAAGGCGGAACATCAGCAGGAAAAACTATTTGTATTCTACTTATCCTAATTGACTATGCTATAAAAAACGAAGGTAAAGAAATAAGTGTAGTATCTGAATCTATTCCACACCTTCGTAGGGGTGCTTTTAAGGACTTCTGCCAACTTTTAAAAGGTTTAGGTAGGTATAATGATAACCAACTAAATAAAAGCGTT